TAAGTTGAGCTCCGCCTGGTGCTGCTGGTGGAGTTCCGCCTTGCTGAGGATTACCACCTTGTTGATTGCTCATTTCAGCTGCTTGCATCATGGCTTGCTGCTGAGTTGCCTCTGCTTGCTTAACTTTCATGGCTTCTGCTGAAGGAACAATCTTATCTACGTTCATATCTAGTGTACCAGCTGCTTGGCGTAAGAGTTCTGCAATACCTTCCATGCCGACTACTTGCTGTGCTGCTGGGCTATTCAATGCGATAGATAAGAATTCATTTCTTCTTTGCTGAGCTTGTTCTTTTTCAAGAACTGAAGCTGCTCCCCGAGCGACAATATCAACATCACCTTTAAGATCAGCGTCATCGCTATAACGCATGTTGTAATAGTACAGGCGATCCACACAAGGCTTAATAACGTGTTCATCGATATTCGCAATCACTTGTTTAATTGATTTACCAGCGTTAGTCATAAGCATCGACATACCTGATGCAGTTCTAGCAGCTCCGCCTGTAGCAGAACCACCGGTCATATAGCGTGGGATACCTGTATATTCATCAGCCAATGTAGCAAACTTCTCATACACTGCCATCAATTCGTTAGCTTGTGTAGAAGGCTGATAAAACTCAACTGGATTAGAGTTAGAACCAACAGGATCAGATGTAACTTGCCAGATCTTCCAGGGATATAACTGAGTAACAATTTCACCTTCGGGGAGTCTGTCAATGTTGTAAACAACTTGTGGGCCTGATGCCAAGCTCATATTGTTCACCAAGCTGCGAGCAGCCGCATTACAGATGTCCTGAGTGTCACGGCATAGGTCAGCTACAGAATTGCCCCAGAACGCTCCTGGGACTTCCTCGTAAGAGGTCTTGTAGTAAGGTTTACGACCTAGTGGGTCTGGGTTAATAACCGCTTTAATGATCCATGTACCGATAAGCCAAGCTTCAATCGGATATTCGGCCATCGGGTCTGGAACTTCTTCTTCAGTCATACCCCAATCACGGAGTAAACGGCCTTGTACAGAACCCCAGAACTGCAATGCGTCTATAAGTTCAGAAGGGTTTTGACCAGCTGCTGTCGTCGATTTGCCTTCTGCTGTAGCCTTTGTAAGGTCGACATATATCCACTCACGGAGTCCACCCTTACCATACTGCTCCAAAACTCCACGGATTGCGCCATCGCTATAGCCATCAACGCCGATAAGCTGGTGCAAGTCTGCTCGAGATAATTTGTGTCTTTCAATCATGTACCCATCGTCAATGGTTGAGGCATCTGGAGCGGGGTAAAGATTAAACGGACTTACTCGTTCCCACTCAAGGGCTAATGTATTTTGTACTTGTAGATCGTAGTTGCCACCTGGCTGCTTTACCCACTTGAGCTCAGGACGATTGCGAACAACTGGGCCTTTAAGAACTGCTGCTGGGAAAGTAACGAGGTCATCAATAAACTGAGCAAACGCTGTAGTCCACTGTCCTTCGATCATCTGCTGGTGCATTTTCTTTTCCATGCGTTTAGCAGTTTCTTCAGCAATATCACCTAGTTGGCGATAAGCCTGATCTTTAAGTCTTAGAAGAAGTTCACGCACTTCGATGTCTGTCGGGTTGTACCCTGAGGCTAACAACTGTTCTAGTTGTTTTTGTGCCTGCATCATGAGGTCTTGCAGGATGTCCGGCTGCATATCTGGAATCGGACTTGGGCGCAAGCTCCATGGTTTTTCTTCAGGGCTAGACATAATAACGTCACGTAACCAGCTAGAAGCGGCACGGCACTTGTTAGATGTCAACATCATAAAGATTGTAGAGCTACCCTGCTCACGCAGCTGGGCTAACTTGTCAGGATCATACTGACCACGACGAGCACGAACAGATTTAAGCATTTGCTGCTCAACTGTGTACTCTTTAGCCATACGAGCATACATCCACTTTTGCTTAATGTAAGCCGCAAGATTCTGAATGACAGTGCTAGAATTTGCGTCGACAGCGGCCTTGCGCTCCTCTTCTTGGAGCTGCTTGATGGACTTAATTGGCACAATACCACCGACTGATGTATAACCAGGGGCAGTCGAACCTGTAATATTTAAAGCAGATTCCATAGACTATTCTTGGATGTTAATAGTTACTTTGTAACTCATAAGTACTTGATGTGTCAAGCATTAATCCCATATAAAGTTGTGTTTTTCAACTTTTTTGACTTTTTTGCTTAATACATCCCCGGTTAAATTTCCATCTGCATGTAAACAAGCGTACTGGAACGCATCTGCTACGTGAGAATACTGGTTCTTCTCGGGCTTATCGTCCGTTTCACCATTTGACTTAATTTTATACCTATATCCGCCTCGAAGTGCATTAATTATATTTCTGCATGACGGATCAATCAACATTGTCACTTTACCGTCAACCATTCGAGTTAGCAAGGCATCTACTGCACTTAATCTAGCTACAACGCTGTTAGACCTCGCTGGGATGACACGAAATCCTTCTTGTTTGAGAATATCGAACACTGAACGTTCATCTGTCTGGGCTCTTTGCGTTCCTGCAGGGTCACCAATAATCAATACTGGCATGCCTGGGAATTTATTGGCTAGGAGTGGTTTTAGCTTCTCACGGACAAATCTGAGCGTACCCATCCCCTCGGAAACTAAATCCGCATAGGTAAGAAATCTGCCCATCGGGTCAACCTGACTAATCGTACAAGCTGGCGTTAAGCCGAAATCCATACCAATTATAAGCGGGTTGGTGGACATTTTGATATAGGTCAGCGGTTTTTTAGATACATGAATATCAGAATCGAAAGCACGAAATACAGGTTGGCCTGACAGGGACTTACCAAATTTCGCATTGATATAAACATCAACCCAGTCTTCACTCTTACCTTCTGCCAAGTTCTCATAGTATCCCTCTGGTAAAAACTCAAGCCAATCAGCTTCTTGGGATAAACCCGATGGCTGGAAATAACATGCTGCGTTTCTAGGTGGTTCACTTAGGTACTGCTCCCAGAACGTATCCATGTCTGGTGGGTTTGTCATCCCCCAAATATGTGCGTTACTACTCCCGTCGTCAGTAACACAACCAACAGCATTATCCAGTTTAGAAGGATAACGGCCCAGACGTCCTTGCAGTGCGTTGAAAATGTCAGGGTTAATTTCCCTGAACTCATCCAAGATACCAAAACTTGCTTGTAAAGATAATAGACGCCGTACGTCGTTAGAATCATCAAGACCACGGAAAAGTATTTCACATTCGACATCGTCAAACCTCAAGATGAATTTGTAGTTAGTTTTCTCAAACACACCTGCTTGTCCGTCCGGATACCAACGAAGTACGTCAGGAATACTCGTATCCCTTAACTGCTCTCGTGTATTACGAATCCAGATCGCCCTAGACCTACGAATACCATCTCTGCATTTCGCCATACGACTCGCATGGTATGCAATCTTCATAATCCCTGCCGTAGTCTTTGTCGATCCTACTGGCCCTACGATTAATGAAATAAATGATTCGTCCGTGAGGAATTCGCTAACGCTCGCCGGTGGTGTGTATGTTAAGTGACTCATGCCGCTTTCTTTTTACGCTTCGGTTTTTCTGCGACTATGACTTCCTCGAGTGCTTCGCTCTGCTCAATCTGATGCACTTCATCCACTGCATCGATAGTGACAGTCTCGGTTTTCGGCGGTGATAAATTGATCGTGATCGAGAACCCGGGACCCGCTTGCACTTGAGTATTAGTCTTGGGTTCCATATCACCCAACTTAGCTCCCAGTTTGATGAACTCGAGCTTTTGTAAAAGCGTCGCATCGTTGCTTCTTGCAATTTTGTACGCATCTTCAAACACATCCTCAGTCAGAGCCTTCGCTTTGATTTTGAACGTAATTCCGCTCGTCTCTAGCTCGGCAATTTTCTGGGCCACCGCATCTTTGAACGGTTTCCACTCTTTTAACTTCTCCCAGCGAGCTCCTTCAAATCCATAACGTGATGCAACTTCTTGGGGCTCTTCCATCCCCATCGCTATGGTAAGAATTAACTCCTGAGGAACATCAAGCGCCGGAGGCGCGGCTGGAATTAGTTCTTCGTCCATCGAGGTAAGCTACGATCGCTTTGCGGATAAGTTCAGACATGGTGGTACGGTCTTCGTGGGCTGCTTGTTTAAGCTCTTCTACTAAACCGTCCGGCAAGAAAAAATTATGGCGTTTCATATCTTACTTCTTTTTCGCCGTCTTTGTAGTTGTCTTAGCTACAGCTTTCTTAGGAGCCGCACTACGCATCGGTTTTTTGGCTGAAGTGGATTTCGCTCCTTCGGCTTTTTCGACTTTTGCATACGTTTTAGCAGGCAATTTCTTCTCAGCTGACTCTTCTTTTTTAGACTCTGTGCCCATAATCTTCTTCAAAAATGCTGGTAGTGCCATGGTAAATCTCCTTTTTGATGGGTTTTATGCTGCTTGTGCGTATAGTATATACGGTTTTTCACAGTGTCAAGCCTATTTCGTGGATTTAATGTGAAACCACTCCTCATATTGGGCGTAATTGGGTGTATCTGCGGGTATTCCGTGTTTTTCGTAGTAATGACCCTTTCGATGACAATTTGCGCATAAAACCACACATTTCTCTCGAATTTCCTTAATTGCCTGCTTATACATGCCCCCAGAGACCAATTTATAGACCTTTTTGTTGCTCGGATCACGAACTATGTGATGAAAGTCTAGTGTCCAGGGGTGATTTTCGCTGCATAGGGCGCACTTCAGTGTTGCTTTAAAACCACGCCATGCCAACTTACCCTTTTCTTTATTGGCTTTTGTATTAGCTTTATGGGTTTCTTTGTTGCGCTCGTACCAACGTTTTTGCGCTGCTTTTTGTCGTGGGTCTTTTGGGTCTAAATATGCCATAGGGAGGTGGAGGTACTTACGGGGTTAAATGTATGTGAAGCATGGGAATCCGCTTTCCCTCCATGGGTGTAGATTTGGTAACTATATCTCGTAATGCAGAAAGCCGCAAAATTCATTACTTGTTACATCCTCTAGCGACGGC